TCATAACGAAGTCGATGATGATGGCAACCCTGTCTACCAAGGCATTGACCAAAGCAAGCTAGTGCCACTCTTGGTCGCTACAATCAAAGAACTAGAGGCACGGATCACTGCCCTAGAAAACGCTTAATCGTAACCAGTCAGAAAAGGAGAAAGACATGACTGATACACCAACTGCGGAAGAAATCGCACAACACTACACAGCAATGGGTCACTCTGTTGACTTGCTAAACGCTGGGCAACCAGAGGGCATGGACGATGCTGAATGGGCTGACTGCGTGTCACGCAACGTTGAGCATCTGAAAATCATGGTGGCCAAAGACTTCTGGACGACAGAAGATATGACCGCTGCAAACGCTGCTATTGCAGCTAACGAGTAACTGTAGTATAATAATTTAGCACCTTGTGTGCAGTATGTAACTATAACAACAAAAAGGAAAACGTTATGGGAAATGATAAAAAGACCCCCATCACTATCAACGATAAAGAGTATATGGTAGAAGACTTAACACCAGAGCAACAGGCTATGTTGAACCATATCAATGACCTAGACCGTAAGTTGTCTAGTGCACGATTTAACTTGGATCAACTTGCTATTGGTCGTGAAGCATTCGTAAATATGCTTGCAAAATCGGTAGAAGAACAACCTGAAGAGGCTGCGTAACACATGCTATTTGGCTCTACACCATTTTCTGTAAATGCCTTTGCCGCTGGCGGTGAGGAACGTTTTGTATTAAATGGTGTAGCAGCCATAAGCAACACCAATTCTGTAACGATTGTAGCAAAATCTAATCTGGTATTGACAAGTGTAGCAGCTACTGGTACAATAAACAGTGTAACAGTAATTGCTAAATCAGTAGTAGTAAGTAATTCTGTAAGTACAACAAGTGCAGTAGGTACTCCAACAGTAGTAGCTAAAGCTGTTGTACTACCACAAGGGGTTGACTCTACAGGAAATATAGGTACAACTACAGTACTTGCAAGAGCTAATGTAAGTGTTACTACACCAGCCTTAACAATCTCTGTTGGTTCATCTGTAGTTACAGCTAAAGCTGTCGTAATTTCATTAGGTGTAGCAGCTAATACTAACTTAGGCACAGCAACACCAAATACAGTCAACCGCATTGAGATTGTGTCTGTACCACTCAACATTTACACTAAACGTCCCACTGTTGTAACAGTACAATTTGATTACGAAAGTATTAAAGATAGTTATGATCGTAAACGTGTAGTTTTTGTTGATGCTACAGATAAAGGTTATACATTTGGTGTACAACCAGATCCAGCTAATAGAACTATTTACATCGAAGGTACAAGTACCGATAGAACAATACGTATTGCAGCGTAAGGAATATATTTATGTCATATAAGTGGCCAGATAAAGATAAAGATGAAGTACTTGACTACAATGTAGATTGGTCACGTTTTCTTGGTGATGATACTATTTCAGGTGTAACTTGGTACATTGATGATGCTAGTGGCGTTAAGACACAAGTAGAAGCGGCCAGTGTCGTAAATGGTCTGCAGATGGTGCAGAAAACTAACACCCTTACTGTTGCTACTATTCGTCTGTCTTTAGGTACTAATAATATTAGATATAAAATTACTTGTAAAATTACTACAGTTGAAGGACTGCAGTATGAACGCAGTGTATACCTACGGGTTAAGGAGAAATAAGAATGGCTTATGATTTTATTGGCCTAGTTAATGACGTTAACCGCCGCCTTAACGAAGTAGAACTTAGCACAGCTAACTTTGCGGGAGCACAGGGTTACTATAACCTTACTAAGGATGCTGTTAACGCATCTATTCGTCACATTCACCAAGAAGAGTTTGAATGGCCTTGGAACCACAGAGAGGCATCCGAGATTCTAACTCCTGGTGAAGTACGCTACAGTATGCCATACGATTCTAAAACAGTAAACTTAAATAGTTTTAGACTTATTAGAGATACTACACTTAATGTGGATACTCGTAAGTTAAAAATCATGCCGTATGAAGAATATCTTGACAAATATGCTGATTATGAGTATAACTCTAGTAGTTCAATTCGTTCTGTACCTGCTTTTGTTTCAAGAGCACCTAGTAACGAATTAATTATCTTTCCAGCACCTAATGCAGCATACGAAGTAATCTACGAGTATTATGCTACTGGCGTAGATATGGTATTATCTACTGATGTTCCAGTTATACCAGAATCTTATCGTCATGTTATTGTAGATGGTGCTATGTACTATGCCTACATGTTTAGGGGTGATGCACAAGCTGCTCAGTTATCTCAGAATAAATTTGATCAGGGTATCAAAAACATGAGAAGTTTGCATATCAACAGAACTGATTATGCTATAGATACAAGAGTTACATATTAATGGCTACTAACTGGCAGACATTTCCTATTGAGTTTAAGGGTGGCCTTATCTCAAACATGAGTCCCCTACAACAGGGGATTAATGCTATTGGATCTGCTACTATTCTACAAAACTTTGAACCAGCACGTTCTGGTGGTTATGCTAAAATTCGTGGATTCTCTAAAGTAGATACTGCAGTTATACCTGGCACTGGTCGGGTTGTTGGTGTTAAAGTAGTCAACCCAAGTGAGTATATTGTAGCACGTAGTAATGGCAGTGTGACAGAGTATCACCGTAGTACAGGCTCTGGTTGGACATCTTTAGGCACTGCAGCTTTGCTTGGAACTAAGGTACGTTCTGCTGAGTTTAACTTTGGCACTGGGCATTTTATATATCTTGTAGATAGTATTAACTACCCTGCGCTATATGATGATTCTTTAAACACACTAAGTTTTGTAACAACCAGTACAGACTTACAAGGCGCAGAGCAAGTAGCTGTATTTAAGAATACTGTGTTCTTCTCTAAAGGCTCTAACCTATACTTTTCCGCACCTGGTGATCCTGATGACTTTACCGCTGCTAATGGTGGTGGTGTCATTAACGTAAGCCATGTTATTACTGGTCTTATATCTTTTCGTGACCAGCTAATTATATTTAGCCGAAATAAAATTCAAAGACTGTCAGGTTCTACTATATCTGACTTTCAACTAAGTCCAATCACAGAAAGTATTGGGTGTCTTGATCCTGATACTATTCAAGAGGTTGGTGGTGATATTATGTACATGTCACCTGATGGTATCCGACTGTTAGGTGCTACAGATCGTATCGGTGACTTTGCACTTGAGGTTGCATCTGATCCTATTGCTGATGACGTATATAAGTTTTCTCAAAGTACGTCTAACTTCTGTTCAATTGTTATTCGTGAGAAGGCTCAGTATCGTATCTTTGCTTATACAGAGTCAGAACAAAGTAAGGTTGCCCGTGGTCTACTTGTAACTAAATTCTCTGATCAAGGTACATCTAACCTAGCATGGGGAGAAGTTTCAGGTATTAAAGCTTTTGTGGCTGATTCTAAATATGTTGATAACTATTCTGAAATTATTATTTTTGCTAATGAAGATGGCTATCTTTATCAAATGGAACAGGGTACAGACTTTGATGGTGAACCTGTTGAAGCTATTTATGAGTCACCTTACATGCCTGTTACAGACCCACAGATACGTAAGACCTTTTATAAATTAACAACCTATATCGACCCTCAAGGTTCTTTTGAAATTAACCTTGCAGTTAAATATGATTTTACCAGATCTAACAATCAAAACTTAATTCAACCAGCAGCTACGACAATATCTAGCTCAGGTCTTGCTGTATCATACTATGGTGCAGTTACTTCTGTCTTTGGTACATCTAAATACGGTGGTGAATTAGATAAAGTATATCAAAACCAAATTATTGGATCAGGTAAAGTTATAGCTATACGTATTGAAGATAACTCAACTAACCCCGCATTTACACTAGACACAGTTCTGCTTGAATTTGCGCAGAACGATAGACAATAAGGAAAACAAAAGATGGCAGGTTACACACGCCAAGATACGGCAAACAACATTGCTAACGGTAACGTTATTGACGCTGATGATCTTGACAGTGAATTTAACGCTGTCGAAGATGCATTCCAAGCGTCTACTGGTCACACTCATGATGGTACGTCTGGTGGCGGTGCTCCTATTACTAAGGTTGGCCCAGCTCAAGATATTATTGTAGGTACAACTACAGTCTTACCTAAAGCTAATAACATTATTGATTTAGGCTCTGATGCAGCTGAATTTAAGGATGGGTGGTTTGACGGTACTGTCTATAGTGACACAGTTAATATTGGTGTTAACGGTTATACTACAATCGAAGACAATGAATATGCTGTGTCATCAGGGGATCTGACATTAGACGTAGCAGGTGATATCATACTTGATGTTGATGGTGGTGATGTAAAACTACAAGACGGTGGTGTTGACTATGGTAAGCTTACTAACCGTACCAACCAACTGTCAATCTATTCTGGTAGTGTAGAGTCATTACGTCTTAACGGTGCTGATGTAGATGTACTTGGTACGCTAGACGTAACAGGTAATACCACTGTAGGCGGTACTCTTACTGTTACAGGAAATACTTCCATATCAACAGGTAACTTGACAGTTAACACTGGTAACGTATCTATTGGTGGTACATTAGGTGTTACAGGCACTATTACGGGATCATTAAGTGGGGCAGTTACAGGCAACGTTACAGGAAATTTAACAGGTAATGTTACAGGTAATGTTACAGGCAATGCCTCTACAGCTACAACTTGGCAGACAGCACGTACAATCTCTCTTACAGGAGATGTAACAGGTACAGCCACAGGCGTAGACGGCAGCGGTAACATTACTATTGCTACTACTGTAGCACCTAACCAAGTAGCTCTTGGTACAGATACTACTGGTAACTATGTCGCATCCCTAGTCGCAGGAACGGGTGTAACCCTCACTAATAATACAGGCGAGGGTGCTACACCTACAGTTGCTATTGGTCAGGCTGTAGGTACGACAAGTAACGTTACGTTTAATGACGTTGTAGTCTCTGGTAACTTAACTGTATCAGGTTCGACTACTACAGTTAACACAGAGACTATTAATCTGGCAGACAATCAGATTGTTCTTAACTCTAACTACACAGGCTCTAGCCCAACCGAGAATGGTGGTATTGAGATTGAACGTGGTACACTGGCCAACAAGACACTTGTATGGGATGAGACTGCAGATAAGTGGACTGTAGGTAGTGAGACATTCGTAGCAGGTACGTTTGAAGGTGCTGTTACTGGTAATGCTTCTACTGCGTCTACTCTACAAACTGCACGTACTATTGCGCTGGACGGTGATGTAACAGGTAGTGCTTCGTTTAACGGCGGTAGCAACATTAGTATTACAGCTACAGTAGTAGATGATAGCCATAACCATATCATTTCAAATATTGACGGGCTTCAAGATAGCCTTAACGCTAAAGCCAATCTAAGCGGTGCATATTTTACTGGAGGTGTAACCGTCACTTCGTTAGATGTAGCTAGTTCACAACCCACTATTTGGATGTATGATGCTGATGAAGCAAACTTTGCTATGCATGTTAATAGTAATCTCTGGTACGTACTAAATAATAGTAGTTCTGGTGTTATGTACGTAGATCAGAGCGGTAACTTTACAGCAGCTGGTAACGTTACAGCTTACTCAGATGAACGCTTGAAGTCTAATATTGTTACAATCCCTGATGCACTAGAGAAAGTAAAAGCTCTACGTGGTGTTAACTTTACCAAAGATGGGGAAGCTTCTACTGGTGTAATTGCACAGGAAGTACAAAAGGTTATTCCAGAGGTAGTACACGAAGGTGACGAGTACCTGTCTGTAGCATATGGCAACCTTGTTGGTGTACTTATTGAAGCTGTAAAAGAGTTATCTGCTGAAGTTGAAGCATTAAAGGCGAAGTAATATGGTATTACCTGTATCACCTAATTCTATATCTCTTAGCCAAATCCAGTCAGAGTTTGGTGGCAGCAATCCTATCAGCCTATCCGAATATTATCGTAACGGCGGTTACACAACAAGTAATAATACAAATGTACCTACAGGTTCAGCAGGTACTACTATTAGTTTAGGTAACTTCCACGGTGCTATTAGAGCTGTCTATCTTACTTATGAAATCATTGGCGCTGGTGGCGGTGGTGGTGGTGGCTTAACCAATAACTCAAATCCTGCTAGTGCTGGTGGCGCTGGCGGTAATAGTACCCTTACCTATACTCCTGCTGGAGGGTCTTCAACAACTGTAACATCCAATGGTGGTGCTGGTGGCGCTGCAGCTGCTCAGACGGGATGGGGCGATGGCGAAAACTCATATTACGGCTCAGGTGGTGCTGGTGGTGCAAACTCAGACAGCAATAACCAGACCTCGGGGTATTCACCCTCTTCATCCGCATATGGTGCTGGCGGTGGCGGCGGTGGCACAAATAGCTTCTATGATCGTGATGGCGGCGTTGGCGGCTGGGCTGGCGGTACAGACGGGTCTGGGTACGTTGTTTATGCGTGGAGTAGTGGGGCTTATATACAAAGATACGTTGGGATGCCATCGACTGGGACTGTACTTGTCGTCCCTGGACAAACTGTATCTATAACTATTGGTACAGGTGGTGGTGGTGGTTATGGGGATCAGTATGGAGCTAAGGGTGCAGATGGATACTGCAAGATAACTGTTAATGGGGTTGCTACTCAGTACACATCTCCTGGTACATACACATATACGGTGCCATCATGAGCGATATTAACTTGACACCAGAAGAGCTTGAGGCTATGCTTGATCGTGCAGCACGTCGTGGTGCTAGAGAAGCATTGCGCTCTCTAGGACTACACGATGAAGATGCGCATAAAGACATTGTAGAAATGCGTACCTTGCTAGA